AACACCTCCCACCAATAACATTACAAAACTCATGACATTTACTAATGCCAATCGACTTTTAGCTTTGCATATTTTTTTATCTAATTTGTCCCCAGCGTCGGTAGCTGCTGAGCAAATTTGTGTTCTCTCCTCTAAAATTTTAAAACGCGTAAATGAAATTTTTACGCTTGCATTTAATTCATCAAATGAGTCTTTATATAATTTGTTTGAAACAAAAGTAATTAAAAAAATCATAAACAACCCAATAATAACTAACAATCCTGCTGGTAAATTATCAGCTTTAATTAATGCTGAAACTGCAATAAGAGCACCTGGTATTGCAAAAGCCTTATTTTGAGTTGAAGAAACAATGTCATTTATTTTTGAAGTGTACTCAATATATTTACTTTCTATTTCAGATAACACTTTATCTATAGAAAATTTTTTAGCATATAAATCAACCAAATCTTTATAACGGTTATAAATTCGCTCATCTTTTTCTATTATTTCTGTCAATACGCATTTATTGTCAACAAAATCTGAAATAGCAACTCTCAATATAGATTGTCTTTCCGATGTCATGACATCATCTACTTCAATAATATTTAAAAGTTCATCTACATATTCGTAATTAATTCCATCTATTTTTACTATTTCATCTATTTTGGATAAATTGTTAGATGGAATAATAATTTCAACTTCCTTTCCATTATTTTGATCTGGAACATAGTAAATGCATTTATCTGATAAAGAATGTCTTGCTATTTTATTTATTAGCCTGCTCCATTTTAAAAATAAGTTGATTTTTTTAATAATTGGTTCAGGCTTTAAAAAAGATATCATTTCATTATTAACTCGCTCTCCTCCGTCAAGAATAATGTAAAAAGATAATTCATCATCGAGTGAAGATGCTTTTACCCAAAAACTATCTAACGTAGGAAAAATCACAGTATTTTCTGCTAAATCGCCTTTTTTTATTGGAAAGCTAACCTCATTATGATATGAGGAATAATCTAAATCATCAGTTTCAACCCCAAACTCCCTTAAAAGTTCTTTTAAATTTTCGCCATTGACATCTTGTCCCAAAGAAATCTCAGTATATCCGTCATCGATCTCAATTTTACAAGATGACAATTGCTCAATAAGAGACTCTAGTTCCTTTATTTTATTTTTAGTGAATGTATCTTTATTCATTTTTACTTAGACCTAAGTAGTCATTAATGTTCTTAATATCATTTTCATTTAACTTAATTGTTATAGTTCCATCAGATTGGCTATAAGTGATTTTTTTGTTTTCTTTATTATTTATGCCTAAAGCACTGTAAGAAATTTGACAACAATAATCTTTTTCTGCATCTGCTAACGTAATCGTTTCAAAAATTTTCTTAGAATATGAAGTAGGCTCAAAAAATTCATTAATTTTATACTCCTTAGATGAAACAAAATCACTAAATTTTCCTTTAATTTTTTCATCATCCAATGTGCTTTCTATAATGTTTTGAATATTTTCTATCGATAATTTCTTATCAGCCTTTCTTTTTAATGTCTTGTCAAATAATTTTGTTATTGCATCTTGAACCTTATCTTTATCTTTCTTTTTAACATTCATATATGACAAAAAATCTTTAACAGCACGTGAAACCTCGTTTACACTTAGAGCACTATCAAGCTCTTCGTTACACCCCAAAGCTCTCTTAAAGAAGTTACTAGTTGATTTACCTGTGATAAATTGTAAGTACGGTTCTCCTTTATTTTCAGGGTAAGTAGCATCAAATAAAGTTAAATCAATCATTGCTGCCTGTCTCAACGAATCCATATTAATAGTTGGAAACATCCTTGGGATTAAATCACCATCAAAATTAAATCCATTATTATTATCAACCATCAAAATAAACAATCTACCTAGAGAATCCTCTTCACTTTCAATATTATAATGAATAAATATTATTGAACCTCCCTTTATACTTCGCCTATCAGCACTAGCCTCGGAACGAAGTTTTTCCATTATGATTGAAACAAGTTCTTCAAATTCTACTTTTCTTTTTGAATATTTAGATAAATTAACAGCAACACTGGTATTTGTTATGTTTTTATAGATATAACTATGGTTTTTTTTATGTCTTTTGAATTTTTCATCTACTTTAGCAATGAATTCCATAATATCGTTATCTGTTAATTTCCACAATTTACCAAGCATAAAACGAAAATTAGTATTTTCTCGCTTAAGATCTGCCGTAATAGCAAATTGAGGTAAATATGTAACTTCTGGTTGCTCTATTGATGAATCATGCCCGCAATCACTACAAACACCATTTACATCTAAATCACCATTACAATTAGTACATATTTTTTTAATAGTATCTGTCATATTGTTTATCCTTAATAATTAAATTAAATTTGTTAATTATAATATAAACAATAAATAATCATTATATGATCATTAAAACAGCATACTGTTCATATATACAGTACATCTTTTTTATAAATTTTGATAATTTTTTTTAACTATTAATTGAATTTGTTTAGACTTAAAAAACTTAATTAATTAATAAAAACCACCCGAAGGTGGTTTATTCGTATATTTGATTGCGATTATTTTTTAATCAAAGGCAGAATCCTGCCTTCGTTCTTACAGTCGTTAACTTATACTTGTCGTAATTGTTTCTTTTCTAGCTGTTGTTTAAACATTGAAGCAACAAAAGCACCGTCGCCAAAATGATCGTGAAGTCTTACACCGAAATTAGACCCCAGCATTTTAAAAACATCATATAAACGATTATCTATATAGAAATCATTCAACCAAAGCATGTGATGAACTAAACAAATTAGGTTGGTTCTGCTTACCTCAATCATATCTTTTCTTGTTTGTGAATGACCTGCCTCTTTATCAGCTAAATCTAACAACCATTTACGCACTTCTTTTGCTACATTCGTACTAGCAAACATTGCGATTAGATGCGCTCCTCGAAGTGAGAAAATTCGTACTGATTTCTTGCGTAGACTGTTGTTTATTCCATTGGTAGTCAATTTGACCACCATTGTCATTTTATCGGTGAACTCATCCTTGTTCCGACTATAAATCTTTGTTACTGATTTAGAATCTGCATATTGTAAAAGCTTAGATAGCTCGGTGGACGTGATCCAAATTTGATTATTACGTTTAACCGGTTGCACTACTGTGCTGTGAAACATTAGTTGATTTGACATGCTATATCCTCGTAATTGCCCCCTTTTTAGAGGGCTTATAATTTGTTGTTAATTGGTTAAGCGATTTCTTTATTAATAAGATGATTTTTGATTACATCTATTGCTTTTTCGTTATATCTAAAAGTTTCAACTTGTTTATCAGAAGAACGTGACTTATCGAGTACGAAAATTCCATAGTCTTCTGTTTTTAAGTTGAGCTTATTAGCTATACGACCAATTTTATTTGAGGATACGCCGAGTAAATCTCCTACCTCGCCTGCTGAAAATGTTTTGTTTTCAAGCTTGGGAAGCGGAATAACATTTTTACCTGCAATTGGGTTAATTGTATCGGCATAGATAGCTTGTTTAGACTGTTCGCTCAAATGTGGCAGATTGCTAAACATCTTATCTAATGCTCTGACTGATAATTCTATTGCCTTTGCTTGTCGATATTCAGGTAAATAAGATTTAGAAGGTTTTTGAATATTTTTCAATTCACCTTTTTTATAGTCTAAAAATACTTGATTTACCATTAACTGAAATTTTGGACTGATCCAACCTGCGTAAGATACTGCTAAAAGTTCGTGGGCGAATGTACCAGAAGAAATACCACCTTTGATTGTATTGATTAAATTTTGACCTAAGCCCGTAGAAGGGCTTTGACTTTTTTCTAATTCAGCAATTAGCTCTTTTGTTGGTTGTGAAGCTAACCATTTGCTTGGTCTTTTGTGATCGCCCAATCCACTAGCTTTATGTAGCGCATTAAGATTATATCGACCTTCTTTATCAGTTGTGATAGAGATTCCAGCTATTACTGGACAATTAGAGTTGTTTATATTACTATTATTCATAAGTTTTCCCTTATTTAGCGTTTGTGGTTAACTTGATTTGGGCTTTGGCTGTTGGCGCAGTTAAAGCCTTTAGTTTTTTAGATACCTGCAATTTTCTTTTCCTCCTCTGTTAATGACTGTCTAACTCTGTTTACAAGCTCTTGGCTCATGGTTCTATCATTCATTGCTGCTAATACCTCAAGCGCAGCTTTAAGGCTTACAGGCATTCTTGCTGATAACGTTACTTTATTTTCTTTCACTTTCTTCTCCTGATTGTGTTATGATTAATTCAAGTAACTTGATATATATTAATATGAATTATTCATATTGTAAACAATTATTTTTAGGATTTATTCATGATTAAAATAAATGAAGGGTTTCCGGAAAGGCTTTCATCTATGAGAAAAGCTCATTCACTAACACAAACCGAAATAGCAAGAATGGTTGGAATAAGCCAAAGACAAATTGCTGCTTACGAAGCTGGTCAAGCAAAACCTAGACAAAATACTCTACTAGATTTGGCTTTCTATTTAGGTGTTAACTCTTCGTGGCTAGGTACGGGTATTGATACGAATATAGATGAATGGGAAAATTATACTCCCGCAACACATCAAGAACAGATTACTATTTTTGATTTAAACAGCTTTGACTTGTCTCTTTTTAATGAAAATAAGTTTAGCACAAACAAATTAGAGCTTTATCCATTACCAAATAAACTTAAAGATATACATAAAAGCGCTTTTGCTATACGGATGACTGGCGACTCAATGGAAATATCTAAAAAATTAGGTATACCAGACGGTTCTATCGTAACATTTAATATGGATGCTGAAATAAAAAGTGGTGATATTTGCTTAATTGAAATTGATAAAATCTATTCAATTAAACAACTTTTTATTGATGCTAATCAAACGACGGCACACCCATTAAATGCTAATTATTCTGACATTATTTTGAAAAAAGGAGAATATAAGATAATCGCTAAAGCCGTACGTATCGATATCACATTATAATTATAGCCAATAAAAACCCTCTTAGAGGGTTTGATTATAAGTGCGTAGCTATTTCTCTAGCCACATCTAAAGCTATCTGATCCCACGCATACTCAATAACCGAAGTAACTTTTGCATCTTTTACACCGCTATCATTCTGCTTAGTAGAAAATTCTTTAGTCCACCTATTGCCTGATAATTCAAATGTTACATTTAAATATACACTCGCACTATCAATATTCGTTGCTCCATAAGTGAATTTTGTTTTAGCATTATTAACTATTAATGTTAACTTTCTACCACCAGAATTTAAATCTGCGTACGTGCTAATTGCTTCTTCAATTCTTGATGAAAGACCAATGCCGATCGGAATTCTAGTACGAGTTCCACTACCTAGCAATCCTGATGCCCCTTGTATATCGATTCGTGACGTAAAATCACTGGGAATCCATGTAATATCTAAGTTTTGTTTTTGAGTTATATGTATCTCTGATTTTATTTGCTTTAGTGATTGATAAGACAACCTATCACTAAATTGATGGTGAACACTGCAACCAGAGAAAATAAAACCTAAACACGTTAATAATAATAATTTCTTCATACCATTCTCCTATAAATGATTGGTCTATTTAGAACGCCGTTCTATAAATACCATATCCACCATTTAAGGAATGAGCAATTCTATATGTTAAAACTTGACTTTTCTCAACATCCCCTTCAACTTCAACCATTCCTCCGCCACAAACTCCATTTGCCACCATGCTAAAAATTCGTTTCCCTAATAGCGGATAGATAACAACTTTTTCCGCGGGGTTTAAATCAGCAATCTTGACTCCGTCAACAAAAAGAGAATCGGAACAAGCGCTACTTACAAAGCCTTTATCTCTTTTTATAATAACCATTCCTGAATTTTCTTTTTTTGCAAAAATATCTTGATTATATATCCGCTTCTCCGGAACGTTTACTGCTACATCATTTGACACTGGTGACGACGAGCACCCTATCAACGTAAAACTCATTAACCCCAAAAATACAATTTTTTTCATACCATTCTCCTTAATTAAATTTAGGTAATGGTATGAAATTTAAGCTATTAAATCAACGTCTATTTAGCTTTCCACCGGGACGCGTTTGTTCTTCAATAATTGCTAGTACCGATTGTTTTATCATATTTCCGACAGCTTTTCCGTCGTCCTCAGATAATCCACCGTTACCAACATTTACGGGTACGTTTACAGTTATATTACTGCCTGATTTATTCGATTTTATGAAATCTTTTAAATCGGCGTTTGTTCTAGCATCAACTACACGCTCACCCTTATCAAGCAACCACGTGCCCTCTTTTGGGATGTTATCAATACCGCTATGCGCCATACCCGTTAGTGTTTGAGCTGCGATCATACCAACATTCGCCATTCCTAGTCCCATCACAACATTAGCCGCAATTTCACCATACGGCATACCTAGCTCTCTCGCTTTATTAGCTGCGACAAAAGTGCTGATGGTAGCTTGCGCAATAGCTGAGGCTTTACTAGCAAGAAACATAACTTTGTATGCAGCAGATGATTCACCAGCAGTTTCTTTAAACATATCAGCAATAGAGCCAGTTAATGATGAGAATGTGCCGAGCGTTGCGAGTGTATATGCAGACTGAATATCCTTTTGCTTTTGTTGCATAGTTTCTTCAATTTTTACGACGGCATCAGCATATTCTTGCTGACTAATTAGCTTTTGTGCTAATAAGTCGTTTTGAATTCGTAGCTGTTGCTCATTCCAGTCATGTAACCTTTTCTCATCTTCTGCAACGTTCAGTAAATCACTACCAAGCCCATTGTAAGAGTTGTGATAGCTAAATGTCGGTGCTGATTCAGAGGCTTTTTTAGCCATTCTATTAAGCAATTCTTCACGCTCTTTTAGTGATAGATTTGCTTTTTCGATAATCGATAAATGCTGTTTGTAAGTATCTAGCTGTTGCTCGGCGGGAGTGCGCAAAGAGTCCAGTATTGATTTATATTCTTTTTGCGCATTTAGCTTATCTAACTCAATAGCTTTTGATTCTAACGCTTTCTTTTGAATATCAGTTAATTTACTAAGTTCACCCTCAGCTAATTGCCTGCGGATTTTTTGTAGCTCAGTGATATCTGTGTAAGCGTTGATTTGGCTATTTAGTTTGTCTAACTGCGACTTATACAGCTCTGCTGCGCTCTTGATCGTTTTTGAGTGTTTGAAGCCCTCTTGTAGCTTGAAGCTTTCACGTAGATTTTTTGCAAATTCCGATAGTTTTTGAGCGAGTTTATCAGTCATTTTTCCTGATAAATCCGCCCCTTTCGCTAATGCAATTAAATCATCTGCATGTTCAAGCGCAGCATCGCCAGCTGCTCGTTGTAGCCCAGCAAGCACAAATGCCGCCTCTGCTCCACTTTCTGACTTAACTTTGTTTACATCAAGTTGCTGACTAAGTACGCCAAGCTGATTTTCTAAATTTGGAAAATCAGCTACATCAAGTTTTTTAACTTCTTTAGCTGTTTCAGCCGAGGCTTTGCCCACCGCATCCATTTTTTCTTTGTTTTCTGCTAGTTTCTGAGCATTTTCTAACAGAACAGTAGTAATATTCCCAATTAGTGTCTTGAATTGTTCGCCGCCTGCTGTTGCTGATGTAAATTTCTGCCCAGCTTCAAATAGCTTCTCGCCAAATTCTTTTGATGTTATTTCTCCCTCTTTTAGCTTATTTTTGAGCGAATCAATTTCATTCACATACTCATCAATAGCTTGTTTATTAGATGGTGACAAATAAAGCGTCACACCCGAATATCCAGCGGGTAAAATGTCAGTTAATTTATCCGTTAATTTATCTTTAATATCAGAAATATTAATATCGATATCTTTTGTATTAATATCGATTTCAGCTTGCAGCCCTGTTGTGATATTTAGCTGTCTTGATTTATCTAATTCTTTAAATCTAGCGAGAAGTTCATCAACAGGTAATTGTAACTCTTCAATTGGTTTTTTAGCTTTATCTGCGCCATCGCCCATTGCAAAAAATGCTGCACCTACTGATACTAGCGTAGTAGCTAAACCAAGTGGACCACCAAGCATACCTAATAAACCACTTCCTGCGCGGGATAACAAATTAAATTTACTAGTTAGTACATTCACTTTTGTTTGTGCAGCAGCGAGCGCATTATTCGCCTGTGTTTGACGATTAATCGCAGCTGTTAAATTATTTTGCGCAACAAGACTTGCTTTTAAACCAACCGCTCGCTGTGCTTCAAATCTTGCGGCATTTACTTCTGCAACCGCTTTTAATTGCAAGCTTTTAACTGCTTCTAGTTGCGCCTGTGCTTGAGATATTTGCGCAGCTCTATTTGCTAATGTTGTTTTTGTAGCATTGAAAACAGATAGTGAAAGTCCACTAAAATATCGAGATAGACCGATACTAACAAGAATCGTGCCGGCGCCTGTTATTAAATGAATATTATCTGCAACGAACTTCAACCCACTTGCGATATTTTGAGTAACACCGGTACTGCTATTTAGTTCGCCAATTAACGCTTTAAAACTGTTTGATATCTGAGTAAAACCGTCTTTTACAGTATTACCCATGCCGTCAGCCATTTCGCCCGTTTCATCTTTAACCTTGATCATTGCATCAGCAAGCTGTCGCATTGATATTTGACCACTCATACCGAGTTGCTTTATGATCTCTTCAGCTTTACCTGTCGAATTTGCCAGAGCGGTAACAACATTTGGCGTTGATGCCATGATCGACTTCCAGTCGTTACTACTAACTTTCCCTGTGATCATCGATTTAGTGATTGCGTTAATGCTTGTTGATACTTTATCTGCAGAAGTCGCATTTATAGTATAGCTGTTTGACATAGCTTCGATAAAGTCGATCGTGTCATTTGTGCTATAACCCAGATCACGCATTGATGATGCTGTGGCGACGTACAGCTCTTGCGAATCTTCAATTGCTTTAGCATTACGATTACTAATTTCAAGCAGGCGACCTTGCACTTGCTCATAATTATCAGCTGAACCCTGGACAGATGTAATAGCCATTCTGACACGAGCAGCCATTTGTCCCCAGTCATCAGCCATATTGACAATGCTAGTAAAGGCAAAACCACCGGCAAATGCGGTGGCTACACTTAATGCTGATGATTTTAGCTGTGTTAATTGCATATTCATTGCTTGAACTGAGCGATTATTGCTAGCAATGTATGCATCAAACCGCTTCGAACGGTCTTCCATAGTTCTGTAATAATCTGTACCAAGCCGTGATGCCCTGCTCATTTCTCGTTGATATGATGATGAGTCGGCTGTAACTCGTATTGCTAATTCTCGCAATGTTGCCATAATTATTTCCCAAGTAAATTTGATAGCGCGTCAAATATGCTGACAGGCTCTTTCTTTTCTTCTTTGAATTTAAGTAAACAGTCGTCAAATTCGACTTTTGCACCTTGTGACCGATAGATGCTTGAAGATATTTGTGCGGCGTGCCAATCGTGCCTTTCGTCGCCGATCGGGTTTAATTTGTCGAATGCGACCCAGTAGTAAAATTCCCTTGCTGATAGCGTTTGCTCAAGCTCGGCAAGAGTTTTACCGAGCCTTAATGCAAGCTTTAACTTAAAAAACAGCTCGGGATCGCTTTCTACTTTTTTTCAGCTTCCTTTATTGGCTCGCTTTTCAAGCCAAGTAGATTAAAAGCTTCATTTACTAGTCGAGTGTGAACAGGACCGTAACTTTTTACTAAATCATCAATATCATTACTGAAAACAAAATCACCGTTATCGTCAAGCAGCACTGTCGCAAATAGCGTTGCTTCTGCTTTAATGTTCAGTAAATCTTTTTCGTGTTCAGTTAGCTTTTTATTATCTGTGATATCTTTGATTGTCTTAATGTACCGATTAAAATCAGTGTGCAAAGGCTCACGAATAGTAACCGCAACGCCCCATTCTTCAACCCGAATCTTTTTTGTACGAAAGCCTGAATTTTTTGCTGTAATAATTTGTTTTAAATTCATTATTTTTGTCCTTGATTAACAGACGGAGCATTAAACACGAATTTACCTTTCACTTTAAACGAGAATGACCCTGTTACAACGCCATTTTTCGCTCCTTTGAACTCGTAGCTAGTTACGCGCGCAATCCAATCTATTGAACTACCATCTTCATACTTAATTTGAAATGCGTAGTTATCTCCAGTGTCATACGATTTGCGTAATACTTGCTGTGCCGCATTGCCGATAACAAAATTGGCGTTCATTGAAACAGTCGCCTCAGCTGGCAAGCCGCTGATCGTTTCTTTTGTGATTGATGAAAGAGTTGAAACGTCGATTTCTTCACCCTCGGGGGCTGTCATTGAGTAGTCTGTCACAGTGCATTCTAGACTAAGCTTTGCTGTTGCTGAGGCGATAAATTTAAGGCTGGGATCTTTACTAACAAAAACACCAACATCCCTTGTTTTTGTGTATTCGCTACTTTGTACTTCTTGAACTTCTGGCATATTAATATCTCCAAAAATAAAAAAACCGCAGTTAAGCGGCATAAAATGGTTAAATAGTTAATTATTGAATGTAAAATTCTAACGTTGAGCGATAAAGCTCTGTTTCGGTTTCATAGTCTTGGCGACTAGTGATATTGAATGGTTTTAACGGTTTCAGTTTTTCGTACGCTTGTTGTTTAATGGTTTCAGCTTCGAGCAGTGTTTTAGCATAGATATCAACCTGAAAACAATACTCAACAGATGATTGACCACACATGACATCGTCATAAACTTCTGATATTTTTGTGTAGCACAGATAAGGTGGACTAGTCCCCTGCGGCGCAACTAATGGGCTAACTCGACCATTGCACAATGTTTTTAGTGCGTTGTTAATTTTAGCTTCTATCATTTCAAGAAAATCTCATCGATATCTTTTAAAAACTGTTCAAATGCTGCATCTTCTGCTTTTTTTACATTTGCATCAAATGCAGGTCTAACAAAAGGACGTGCTGACATTTTTGACGTGCCGTTCTCAAGCATCCACCAATAAAACGGTAAAGTTTGTTTACTTTTGCCTTTTTTTGATTTTTTTGTAACTCGAATTTTTTTGAACTTCACGCCAGCAGTTAGCGATCCTCTTGCTGTATCTACAGAAATAGACCGCCTCAAGCGTCCAGTTCGAACAGGCGCATTTGCACGAATAGCGTCACGAAAAACCACTGCTCCAGCACGTACAGCCTTTTTTGAAACTTTTCGTTGCTCTGCTTTTGACAGTAATTTAAAGTCCGCTTCAAGCTCTTTAAATCCAGCAATAGATAACATTGGTTTAATCATAACGTACGCCCTTTTGACAGGGTAATTCAAGCCTTGTCCTTTTTACGTCTTCAAGTACCGCTTTAATGTCGTAATAAGTTCCATTACACAGCACGCGCATATCAGCAGTAATATCGTTTCTATACCGAATTAGGATTTTACAATCTGTTTGCACCTGTTCAGCTTGTGAGTTTTGATACTCTTTTCCCGACACGTCACGAATTTCAGCTCGTACAGTGCACATATCGACCCATTCATTAACTAGCTGTCCCAGTTCGTCCTTGCGTTTAATTTGCTTCTGAAAAGTTACTTGATTGCGTAATTTGCCTGACTGCATATTAAACACCTATATGAATTCGATATGGGTTTAACAATCGCTCAAATCCATATTTAACATTTGATGAATTTGCGGCGCTAGTTTCTTCTCTATTTTCATAAAGATGACCCAATAATAAAAGAACAGCGGATTTAAAACTTGAATTGACTAACATCGGACGATCTCCTGCTTTATTTGAAAAAACAGCTTGTTTTAGTTCGTCATCTGTTGCGTAAACTTGTCGCTCCAAGAAATTAATTGCTTGTTCCTCTGCGGCATCAAGCTTTAATTGAATATCAGCATCATCAAAATTATGGTCAATGCGCAGATGTAATTTTGCTTCATCAAGCGTTATCAGTGACATCTTTTTTAGCCTTTTTTTTGGTTTTTGATTTCGGTTGAGGTTCTTCATCAATATTAGAATGCTGTGGTTCATCTTCTCTATCTGCAACATGATCTTGCTCGTGATAGTGCTTAACCATGCCATTTGATACAAAATAGGACAGGTCTAATTTATCAACTTCAAACGGTGGCGATTGAGGTGTTCTGATTGTTCCGCCGTAATCAAAACTTTTTAAAGCAATTACTTTTATTTTTTCCATAGATAATAAAGGCGAGTTGCCTCGCCTTTCTCCTTTACGCTGTTGGTGTTACTTCACCTGTTACAAATGCTTCTGGGCGATATACAGCTAATGCTAATCGCTCTTCGGCTCGAATGGTGATCATGTTGTTTTCAAAGTCTTTGTCATTCTCTGTAGAAATCAAGACTTCCATATCCATTCGGTCAAAAATTTGAGCTGCCATATTGAACGCGCCGACTAGGAAATTATTTGCGTTCATAGCTTGGGTTTCTACAACAGGCAAATTCCAAAGTCGAGGCGTTGTGCCGTCCATTGGATTGCCGATAATATAACGACCTTCATTATCTTTTGTCAGCTCAATACCCGCCCAATCAATTGGGTTTAAAACAATACCATTTGATGGAAATTCAGCTAAAACAGCTTGAAGTAAAGCTAAACGAATGCGATCAATTGCGGTTGCATTGGCAACAGATAATGACGGAGTAAAACTTGAGGCTTGAGGAACAATACCCAGAATATTAGAGCCAGAACCATTGCCAAATAATAATTGCTTTTCTTCTGCTAGCTGTAAACCATTACGCGCTCGCCCATCGATATAACTAATCAACCCAGAAACATCGTCTAAAATCTGACGAGATGCTTTAAATAAGTGTGCAACAGTGCGTACTGGTGAATTAACTAATCCGAACGTGATGTCAGAATAAGGCTTTGCCATACTCTCATCAACAGTTGTTGCATTATTTGTAAATCCAGTTTCTCGGACAAATTCAATTGAGTTTGAGTTAGTAGTTCCCGGGATCAATAAATCACGGATTGTCATACGGCGTACTGGTGGTGCAATAATCCCAGCTTGGCGATCCGGAGCCACAATATTCGTTGTTGTGGTCGTAATCGCCGAACGAGGAGCGTTCACACGTACTGAACCCCGAAACGAAGCGTTCATATTAGCATTTTTAAATGATTCGCTTTCAACAACCATTTTCCCTAGTGATTGTACAGATTCCTTAGGGTTATCCTGAGGTCGTTCAAGCTTTTGAGTAATATCATTTAACTTAGCTTGTAATTCATTGAATTTAGTTAATGCGGTGTCTGCATTCGCTTTTGATTCTTCGCTTAACTGCTGGTGTGCTTTAATCTCTTTTTCAGATTTCTCTGCATAACCTTTTAATGTGTCACCAACGCTTTTAAGATCAGCTTGGACTTGTTTATACTCTTGTTCTATTTGTGCTAAATTTGTCATTTTAAAATACCTTTTAGTGAATTTGATAGTTTTGTTGTAGAGCCAATCTCTACGTTTATTTGAACATCAGAAGCAGCGCACGGCGTGCTTTCGCTAGCAGCGCTAGACATGCTAGTTTTTAGTTCTTGAATGAGTTTTCGACGCTCAGTTCTCGGTAATTGGGCTTTGGCGAGCAGGGCGTCTAATTTTTTGATTGATGAATTCGGATCGGATTCTTTTTGTTTTGTTACGATATCAGCAGGTAATAATGAATCAGCAAAACCTTGCTCGACCGCATCATTACCGACGATGTAAGTTTCTTTATCCATCATCGATATAATTAGGTTTTTATCCAATCCAGATCTAATTGCGTAAATATCGGTCATAGCTAAATCGAATGGCTCAATTGTTTCCGCCACTTCTCTAAAATCATGGCGATTTCCTACAGCGTGCAGCCAGCAATTATGAATCATTAAAAATCCTGCTCTAGCTATTTGTAAATCATCCCCAGCCATTGCAATTATTGATGCGGCAGATGCGGCAATGCCGATTATTTTTACCGTGACTTTCCCACCGTGATTACGAAGAAGGTTATAAATAGCAAAACCTTCAAACATATCGCCACCGGGCGAATTGATGTAGACAGTAACATCCTGATCATGGCCTATCTGACGAAGAGCCGCAGCAATTCGTTTTGCAGTCACTCCCTCGCCGGTCCAATAATCAAGACCAATAGGATCTAAAATAGATATCGTGTTATCTTCTTCTATTTCGGCTCTAATCCCTGATTCCCATTTATTTAAAGCATTTGCGCTCAAATCAAAGGCAATAGGAACCTTTTGCAGCGACTGTGGCGCTACAGGTAAGTTTTGTTTTTTCATTGATATACCTTAGTTTTTAGATTTTCCAAGCGCATCAATTGGCGCCATTGCAGTTTGAATTGTTAATACGTCAGCGTTACCGCCGCGTTTTGGCAGGTTTTCTTTTACTCGTACTTCATCACGTGTGTAAATACCGTTGTTAACCATTGCTGAATAAAAGCTGGCTCTGGCAGAACTATCGCCCTTTAATAAACCATCAAGACTAAATTCAGCGTAATATTTACTACGATCTTCTGGAGACAATAGCCGTTTATTAATGGATTGTTGAATTCTTGTTATCCAAGGGTTTAAATTAAATGTAACAAACGCTATCATTTGTTGCTCTAGCCCCGATCCCCAACTGGTATTTTTTTCAGTGTATCCAATCATCCAAGGAGGGACGCGGAACCATCTGCAAATTTCTTCAATACTAAACTTTCTAGATTCGAGTAATTGCGCATCCTCAGGACTAATACCAATTTGTTTTGCTTCTAATCCGTACTCTAAAATTGGAGACTTTCCAGCGTTCATTGCACCAGATATTTCGCGTACGCTCGTTCTAAACTCTTCGCGCTGTTCTTTCTTGATGATTTTATCTGTAGAAAATGCAACGGTGGGCATTAATCCGTTTTTGAACGTGCTGTTTGCTGCAGCATCAGCAGACATTGCCGAACCAATTACATTGGCTCCGTATTGAATTGGTGAAATACCTGTAATACCGTCTAATGTAAATGCCTTTGTGTGGAACATGTCATTTTCAGATATTATCCTAGTGCTATTTTTATTAGAATATCGATATCTCAGGCTTCCATCCTCTTGTAGTTGAGTCTCTATAGATTGCGGAAGCAGGAAGTTTATTGAAGAAACTTTATTAGCAGTCCTTTTTATTTCAGCGTAAGCGTTTCCTCTCAGTAGCATTGCCGCTAATTCAATTTGCCAAAATTCAAATGGTGTATTGTTATAATTTGGGCTTGAATGTAAAACATCTTGTAGCTGATGTTCACTTGCAACTCTACGCCCCCCATCCGGCAATCGTTCATAGAGATTTAACGGTAATGTTGAAACGGTGTCCGAAATAAGCCCAACACATGCCCACACCGCCGATAATCTCAATGATTTATCTACAGATACATTTTGTCCGCTTGCTGATTGCCAACCAAAAAAATTTGCCCAGAATTCACTATCAGAGGGTCTAATAACATTACCGCCAGTATCCAATACTTCGCTTCTCGGTGACTTAAAAGAATCACTAAGAACCTGAAAGAAATTTTTAGCCATTTGTTAAGCCTCTTTTAATGAAATAAGCCGTTATGAACGAGCATAAAGAGGCTGTTAAAATTGAATACTGATATCCGAATATTAGATATGCAGCAATAATCAGCAATACAAAGCCAAATAAGCTAAAAGCCATGAATAAAATTAATGCTAGTTTCATATTATTAATACGTCCTTAAATGCTGCTTCAATATCTTCATCTTCGTTATCTTCACTGTTTGCTACGATTAATCCGATACTCATTATTAAAGTAATCATCCAGTCAATTTTGTCAGCCGAACGCCGTTTGTCTGGAGCCATATTAAGGTTTTCATCTTTTCTGGCGACAATGTTAGATGCGCACCATCGTAAAACTGGATTGTTGTCATGATGTAGCCTGCCTGACATGTAATAGCGCTCTGTTGCTTGCATTGCTGGGTGATATGATTTTGTACCTTGGATGAATTGAATCATTGGCAATTCTTGTGCAACTAATCTATTAACTAAATCTGTAGCATTCCAAGGATCGTATGCAACAGAAACAATATTGAATTGTTCGAAAAGTTCCACTATGTCCCTTTCAACTATTCCATAATCAATAACATTTCCCTCGGTCTGTTTAATATACCCCTTCTCAACCCATCCAGCATAAGGTACAGTGCCGCGTTCAGTGCGATAGGCTATCGCATCAGTAGGACACCACCCCCAGCCAGCGGTATATATTTCTCCGTCAATTTCCCATGTTAGACGAAATGATGTTAGGTCGCTGGTTGAAGATAAATCGAGCGCGCCGTAACATGGATAATTTTTTAATTTTTCTAAATCAACTTCTCCGCCGCATGTATCCCATTTCCCGAGATCAATCCAACCGTTTTCAGCTGATGCTGGTTTATTAAGCCGTTTGATTCTAAATTCAGCCATTTTTGACGGCATTTGTTTAGCTTCAACAGCCTCTTTTTTAATTGAGATCAAAAGGTACGGGTTAACATCCATTAGAGGATTAGCCTTAATCCACACCGTCTCATCAAACTCATCATCATCATCATCTAAACAGTAAAAAACCGCCAGAAAGTGATCAGCTTCATTTTTAAAAACACCTTTAAGTAAATCCCTAGCAAACTTTCTAATTTCTTGCCACGGACCAGCATTTACATACCCCTCCGTTGTCGTATAAACAAACAATGGATTAGCTCTAGCCCCCATTGCTGACTGCAATACATTTAGGAGATCGGCGGTTTTGTGCGCATGTATTTCGTCAATAAACACTTGTGAGGGATTTAAACCGTCTTGGGTTGACGCTTTAGCGTGTATTGGCTTGAATGTTGCTCCAGTTTCAAATCGACTTATCGCCTTAGCCCAGCACTCTAACCCAAAAGCATCCTTTAAATCCGCCGTTTTCTCAACCATTCTTTTTGCTGTATTAAAGATAATTGATGCCTGTGGAAATGTTGTGGCAGCACTAATTACCTGCGCTCCATCTTCCGGCTCACAGCACAAGCAATAAATTGCTATTGCAGCGGATAATGTACTTTTTGCATTCTTGCGAGCAACAGCAAACAATGCAGCAGAATAACGGCGAGGGTAGAATTTATTATCTTCACCCCAGTTATCAATAAAGAGAGGTTCTTTTTTTCTAAAACCAAAAAGCTGGACTACAAAAAAAATATGCGACGGATGCATTATAATTGTCGGGCAATCCCACTTACCTTCAACGTGAGGTAATTTTTCGATAAAATCACAAGCATCATTAGCGTGCCATTCATCAAAAAAAAACGGACAATTTTTTTTGTCCGCTCTCTTTAAATCATCTAAAAATCGCTTGGCTGCTTGCCTGATCAGTTTGCAATATTTCTTACGCTTTTTATCTTTTATCGCATCAGTTGCATAATCAATCGCTATCTGAACATAATCACGCATAATTTAACTCGCTTTTCGTTTTCCATTGCCTGCAAATTTATTACCAGTATTTTTATCGTTCTGCGCCGTTACCTTGCTACGACTCGCAGGCGTCATACCAAATTCTGAAAATAATGCTTTCAATGCTTGATGCTCTGATGCTGTGATCTCCATGTCAGCTTTTGCTTTTTTTCTAAACATTTGCCACGCAACGCATAGTTGTTCAAGCGGGTACAAATCAACCACTTGCAATACTTTTGTATTTACCAGTTGTGGACCTAAATTATTCCACATTTGAATACCATCGATATTTAAATGAAGTGGCGCTTCTGGGAAATCATCAATTAAATCAAATTTAGGTACATCTTGAATTTCTCGATCGGGGCGGTCGGTACCTGCGATCACCTTTAAATTGGGATCAGTCCGTTTTCTGCCCATGTTACATCCTCCTAAAAATCGGATTATTAATTTTGACGGTGTGAAAATTTGATTAGGCGGTCGGTGTCCATCTAAAAAGTTATAGACTTTTAACCCACCCCCTCCTTCTTTTTAGTCTTCGTGCGGCTTTCTTTTGCTGTTTTCTTCTTATGGCATTCACTATTAATAGCTCGTAGGTTGGTTTCATCATCTGTGCCACCTTTGAACAACGGAATGATATGGTCAACCTCATTAGCAACCTTAATCAATCCTAATCGTGTACAATCATCACATTGACAGAGATAGTTATCCCTTTCAAGAATAGCTGTGCGCAATCGTCTCCATGGCCTACCGCCTCTTCCGTTTCCCCATGATTGTTTAACGCTAACTTTAGCTGTATTGTTTTTGCGATGAGGATTAAATATTTTGGGTGATATCGGCATAATTTCCCTTAATAATAAAATCTAACTCTTTTTCAGGATTAAAAAGTCTTTATATGATGCTTTTTTGCCAACTTGATTTTTAGTTTCAAATATTTCACATCCATTAAATATATCGCTGAATGTGAAATTAGCATTATTTACCATTTCAACGATTTCACTCTTGTCACTTGTGAAATACATAAAAGGTGGCTTCATTAGTCCAAACAGTTTTAATTGATCTAATAATCCGAAATACGTATCTTTGCGGTATCCTTGCTGAGTATTGATGTATGGCGGGTCTAGCAAATATAAAACCTTGCCAGTTAATTTTTGTTGCATCAGTTTATCAAAGGAAAGATGAGTAATTTCAACACCGTCTAGATATCCACTGCAATTAAGTGGTGTTACTGCCACTCTATTGTATAACGCCCTACTGTCAAAATCACTTAGGTCTGTTATGGTACCACCAGAAAATAACAAATAGCTTGATAAAGTAAAACAATCTATGCAATTGTTTTTAGAATTTAAGTACTCAATTATTTTTTCTTTTGTATCTGCTTGTATCTTTTCTTTTTTCTTATACACAGCCACTAATGACAATAAATCTTTTCTAATTCCTTCCGTTTTGCTTATGTTAGCGAGTCGATGACTATAATTATCATAATCGTTATATATTACCCGTGCGTTTCTGCATGTGTATTTAGCATTGTGAGATAGCAGTCCAGAACCACCGAATACGTCAACTATTGTCCAACCTGAACCGTCACCACATAGCTTTTTTATTTGTTCATTAAATAGTTTTATAAAGTTTCGTTTTTGCCCTTGAAAAGGTAGAGGGGCTTTATTGTATTTCTTCAAATTAAAATCCTTTAAATAATTAGTCTCTTGGTAAGAGCTATATTCCTTTAAATAGTTTCTTAAAAATAAATTGGAAAAAGCATTGACTTAATGTCGCAAATGCGACATAATACTTACATAGATTCGGAACTGGTTCGAATCAATCCTAAAGAGGACATAAAAATGATCAATCAAGTTAAATTAAATCAAATTTTCCAAGCTCACTGTCACAGCAATGCGGATCTAATCTGCAAATATCGAGTTATTAAAATCACTGCTAAACGAGTTGTTTTACAACATTTACAAATTGATGATGATGTCATTAATGTTAAAGTATCTCCGTATAACTTGGCTGAATTGGTCTTGATTGGTAAATACACAAACCTATACCCAACCGGAGAAATTTATGAATCACACTGAATTAAAAGCGCTTCGGCGCTTCTTCTTTCTTGATATTGTAGACGCCGCAAATTTAATAGCAGGCGTATCAGCTAGAACTTGGCAAAGATACGAAAAAGGCACTGTCACAATACATAAAGATGTTATTGAAAAAATGAATAAATTAAAGCAAGAAAGAAAAGAGATTCTCAAACAGATGTCTGCTGGTGAAACACCAAAAATAGACATTACAAAGACGCACAACGAGCAGGAGCTAACAAAGATATTAATTTTATCAGTTAGCGCCGAATTAATAGCTAAATCATAAACAAATCAAGGCGGTTTTCAAAGCATTTACTGGAGGAATTTCCTACCACCCTCTTTTATTGCTGTTGTTATTCAATTCAATATCAACTGGGTTGCTAACCGCTTTACTATCCAATTTAAAATCAACATGTATACTTGCTAATTGATTGGGTTTTGTCTCGATACTAACAGCTACTTGATTAGTTAAAAGCTGTCCATCTACTGCAATACCGTAACCATAAAATCTACCATTCTTATATAAATGGGCTAATTGAATTTGTTTAATTTCTCTTTATCTCAACAAACATGATTAACCTTAATATTAATGATATGTAACGCTTGATTTTGTTTCTTTCTCTTCTGATTTCATTAAAATGAAACTACTCATTAGATTGTTTAATATATCTATGCCTGATTGATTTAAATAAAATGTAGTACCAATTTTAAATGAACAACCTTCTTTTGTTTTATTTAGATCAATCATTGAGCCGTACATACACATACGATTAAATTCTGAAAGGTGTTGTTCATAGTATCCTTCCAAAAAAGATGCGAGGCTGTCAGGTTCTAATTCTAGATCTCCTAAATGGTGCTTAAAAATATTATCGCCATTTATTCTAATGAGATGCTCTACATATGAGATACTAACAATGCGAGCGTAAAAAATAGGGTTTTTATTATTATCCATAATAGTTACCGTTATGCTGCCAATATAAATTTTATCTGCCCTTTTGTATTAAATATTGTTGAACATCGAGCTTCAAAATCCTTATAATCAATACAACCTTTTGCGATGGTTGTTATTGCTATTAACTGGTCTTCTACTGCTTTTAGTGCATCTGGTTTTAAGAATTGATGGATTTTTTCACCTTTCTTTGTGCGTTCTTTGATGCTCAGATAAACCTTTTTAGGTAGCACGACACCATAAACCCATTTTTGCGTTATCAGCCCAAATAATGATGGACAACCGCCAATATGATTATTGAATGGCAAGTTAGTCATTTTTGATAATGCCTGATAAAAAGGTTGTTGGAATCGCTTTTCCCATGTTTGCGGTTGACTATAAGTTAGTATTGCTAATACTTGCTCATCTGTATAAGTAACAGCCTGAGAACGAATAAGCTTATCAATTTGCTCATCACACCATATCTCAAAGTCAACAGATAACCAACGTGCAAACCTAACCGCTAATTTAGGGTGAATCCAAGTACCACCACCACGGTCCTTTCTGGCTCGGCTCGTTTTTACATACGGGATTTTCTGGTATGTAGATTCTAACGCATTGATATAATTAACTGTATCAGGAAGAATTAGCCAGTCATTTGGACGTTTACCAAATCTTGATGCCGCTTCTGTTGCGTTAATCCATCCATCATCATTGAAACCAACTTGATGACCCTTAAAATCGAATTTAATAATATTCATATTATGTCTCTCTATAGAATGAGCCTAAGTCACACAGAATAAACAGCCCCAAGAGTTAAGACATTAGCTGTCATTCTCTCAGGCTCATTCTGTAAAGCTCTTGGTTAATATTCGCCGTGTGATGGCATTATGATTGATTGAAAATTGATTTGAATTTATTCAACTTGTAAAACTAAAATTTACAACTAGGGATAATTATGAGTAATTAAAATTTGAATTGGGTTTGTGAAACTTCAAATAAAATAGGTATAAAAAAACCGTCTCAATGACGGTTTAAACAATGTTTATTTAATCTTTTTGTCTAACGCAGGTTATTGTATAAACATTTAACTCGCCAGTTTTTTTTGTATGTCTATACCTAGAATTAAAAGTTTCAATATATTTAAACTCATTTTCTGAGACATATTGATATTCAAATGTCTCATCATACTCAACGTTTTCATCTATATTATGATGCTCTTTTCTATAGCGTTTAAATGAAAATTTTTCGGGTGCTAAATCATAAGCTTGCCTCGTCATTGAGCCATCTTTTTGTCTTTCATATTTTTCAAAGATGTTATTTATCTCATAATTTCTTTTATCAGTGGATGTTTTTTCTATATTGTATAACCCTTGTTTATGACATATCCATTTCCCAATAAGCATTTCCTCAGTTACTTTCTTCTCACCACAACCAAATAAAGCAAGACTAACTAAACTAATTATCAAGATTCTTTTCATGTCATCTCCTTTAATATTTTGATAGATAGTATGAAATTTATTAACTAAGGGCAATAAAAAAACCACCCAAAGGTAGTTACTTATTTTCGCACATAAATTGCGAATTATTCTTGGGCGCAATCTCTTTACAATAGTATTTCTGCCAACCCTCAATCATTACTTTGTTGTACTCGATTGCATTGGTGAGATTGTAATAATCTTGTTGAGAAGTTTTTGCAAGTCGTAAGGCTTTGTTAGCAATACCGCTGGTGGTGGCACTATCTCGCTCGACAGATTCGACTTTGACGCGCAACTCGACAAGACCGTTATCGATATCATTGCGTAAAGCATCTGTTTTAGCATACCCATTTTTAATAGCCTCGATAATGTTTGATTCAATTTTTTTAACTTCATTATTATCTTGTATATACTTTTCGTACTTTGCTTCGGCTTTATTCGCTCTTGAGACTGCAAGACGTTTATCTTGCCAGCAGTTGTATGCAAAATAACTAACAAAAGCCAATATACTAATCAACGTTATATTTACTTTTGACAATTTGAACATGACGAATCACTCAACAATAACGATACAAATAAAAACCAACCCCAACCGTTGACATCATTAACCGCCATTATTGAAGCGATGATAAAGCATAAGATAGACATAACGCTTTCTCCTTTTCTCGTCTGATTACTAAGCCTTTTAGAACCTTACCACCTGCTTTATTCCATCTTGGAAACTCATTACAAGCCGCTTTATAATCGCCGTTGTTCAGATGTTTATACATTGTTGATGTTCTCATTTTTGAACATCCAACGTTAAAAGTAATTGACGTTACAGCATCAAAAACAGGTTGAGGTAGGTGAAAACCATTAGCATAGCGATTAACGCACATTTCTGCTGTTTTGATATCACCTACCCAACGTTTTGCTATTTCCTCGTCTGAATAGACTTTTTGTTGAATGTTACCCGTTGAGCCGATACCTGCTGTTAATACATTAGCAGGACAATAGTATGGCTCTCGTACGCATGATTCAGCGTTACCGATTATTTCAAGCCCTGCTTTGCTCGTTCTGATTTCGTCTGAGTAATTAGCAATAACAATACCAATGATTACCGAAACACTACAAATCGCACTCGTCGCTATTCTTGTTGTGTTTTTCATAGTATTGTTCTCTCAAATTCTTTTTATGATAAAAGTCTCGGCGTTTATATACCCAGTTAATAATAAACGTCGCTATTGATAAAATAATACCAACCACAATAGCAATATCGTTCAAACTGAGCGCACCAAATAGAGTGCATATAGCTCCCCAGAAATACGAAATCGGTGAAGTGTATTTTTCCATGATGAATATTCTTGTTAGTTAATGATGTGACAGCGTACTAGCTAAATGTTAGTTATGTGTGTGTCTAGCTTTGCTGTCGATTCTGTAGATGTTGACGACATCAATGTCGCCGACATGCATGAAATTTGGACATGAAAAAACCGCAATTAAGCGGCTTCATTTAATAATTCTATTCGGTAATAAATATATAAAAAAACAATATTTTTTGATAAATAGTGTTGACTTTTACTGTAGGATACCTTACAATAATAACCATCAAGTAAGGGACTTGATAAGGTAAACCCCCGACCTAAGACGAGGGCTTAAGGAGAAGTAAAATGAAGTTCAAAATACTCATTTTAATTCTGCTACTTTTGATTAGCTCCCCAGCATTCTAAAGTAGTTCAAAGGAGAGGGAAACCTCTCCGATGACCTTAAATATATCAACTATTATTTAATAAATCAAGGTGGTTATATGGCATTAACAAGAGCCGAAATTAACGAACGAAGCAATGAAAAACGAGGCATTAAAAATAAAGCCTTTAAATTAAATATAGACGATATCGCAATGATTAAACAAACGGCTTTAGACTTAAATATATCAGAAGCCAAACTTGTAGTAGAAGCAATTAAATTCTACAGAGAAAACAAAAAAGCCTCTAATTGAGGCTTATATGTAACTATTTACACTGTTGAGTAATGAATTTATTATCATTACCCTGAATTTTTTCTATTAGCTTGTTACGCTCGCATTCCCATTTTTCAGGCGGAAACATTTTATCCCACGCTGCCATCAATTTTTCTTCTTGATTAGATAAATTAATTTTGTATTTATCAGACATATAAAGATATGTGCGTGCTATTATACCCCGAATTTCGTCACGAGGTTGGAATTTTCTTTCTTTGAAATCTACAGCAGTTTTACATTGTCCGTATTGATCAAACATATCTGTAAACAGCGAATAACGATAGTTAGAACGGTCACCGTTTACCTCACCGATAGCAGGTTGCAAGTTGTGCATGTCACCTTCCATTTTATTAAAAGTAACATCTTTTTTACACGCTTTACGTCCACCGTCTCGCCAACATTGCAGATGACGACCGAAGTTTTCGGCAGGCATGACATGCTCCCACTCAATGCGAGAAGCTCTATTTAAATTCTTTCTTGGCTTATAACCGCATTTACCAAAATCGACAACACCTTTTTTACCTGCCCATGAAATATCACACCCGCAGTAAAATTCTGTTTGTGTTGAATTTGATTTATACAATTTAGTTAGCTGAGTTTTTGCATTGTCAAAATTTTGCTTACTAATTGCAACCTGCTCGGCTGTCGGCACTGATTTTGACTTTTTCGGCTTAGGCGTCGGTGCTACTGAATACGTTCCTATTCGACAAGTTTTAGATGCTGATATGCACGAATTGCCGCAAGGTATGCCTTTTCGACAATTCTTAGCATTTGAAATCGATGGAAATAATAAAAATAAAACTAAAATTAAAGCTAATTTTTTCATAATTTAATATCACCTGCGCTTAAAAGTTACGCAGTTTAATATAAAAAATTACAAAATGAAAATAAAAAAGCCCGCATTTGCGAGCTTTGTATACAATTATTCCATACTGACAACTTTATACCAGTTTCATGTTAGCATTTCAAGCATTTTTAAATAAAATTTAAATTTATTTATATTTTATGTTATTTAAAATATCTAGGCGCTGTCCTGTTAACATTGTTATTGCGCTTAAATGCCCCACAATGTGATTTTCTCCACCTTCTTTCATTGATTTTATTTTTGCTCTATCAACCCACATCTTTTTTGCAATATCAACAACAGATAGCGGTTTTATAATATTTTTTGTTTGTTTGTTAAAATCCTTTGCACTTATAATGCTGACCGTTCTATTGAATGCTAATCGCTCAAGTTTTCTTCCGAATCCAGTTGCTGCTACGTAATCTTCAATCGTTTGTTTCTCGCCAAAATAAAATAATTTCAAAACATTATATTGCTCTGCCGCCTGCCTGTTAGTTTTTGATAACGCAATTAACGCAGAATCTATTAGCATGGCATCATCATCATTACACAATTCTTTGTATTTTTTCTGTTGATTCTCAAACAAAGATGGTGATTTTTGTTCTGAATAATAATTTTTCCTTGACCAATTACCCCACAATCTCAACACGTCAGTAATATCGTAATCAGCCTGAAAGCGAACTCGTGTAACTGATTTTACAATTTCCTTTGGCTCATCATCAACGTATATATATTCTGCTAGCATTTGTTATCCTTAAAATTCTTCAATTTCCCAACCGCCACCTAGTTTTTTCGCTTTCTTTTTTATCGCTAAAAACTTAAACGGATACATGTCGGCAGCCACTTTTATTTTTACCCTTGCATCATCCATCCAAAACCCTTTAACTTCGTGCAATTCAATTAATCCATCTTTATTCATTACAACAAAATCAGGTGTGTATGTTGTGTTATTTGCTAATTTGAATTTTAGACCCTCGAATTTAAACCATGTTATTTCGTTAGCTTGTTCAAGCGTTTTTAGATACTGATAGTATTCAGTTTCAGTTTTATTCATCTGCCCAGATTTCAATCTACCGAGTGCAAACGTTGCTGGTCTCATAATTTAATCTTCCCTTCTTTAACCAAGATATCTTGTGTTCTAATTACACCCTCAGCGTGCGCCAATCTAACGAATTCATGCTCGTGATTTCTTGTCCTGCGGTCGATTTCATCATGACAAGCTGAACAAGCCCATGCGCCTTGCAAATCATTCGGTTTCATACCTACGCCACACGTTCCTGCTAATCGATAATGCGCCAGTACCGTAGTTTCTGGATTATGATTACAGCACGGCAATCGAACCGTGCACTCTCTCCCTCTTGCTTCTTTAGTTAGCCTGCTCATCGTTAACCCTGTTTAAATTATGCTGATTAATGTATTCTCTGCGTTGTTCTCTAACTATTGCTATTGCTCGCTCTAATTCTTGCTCTTTATCATCGTATAGTTTCAGTTGTTCTTTGTGTTTTTTGTGTTCGTTGTTCATCATGCCACCTTTGATAATTGATCTTTGTACTGTTCTGCTAGTTTGATTGCTTCCTGTGCATCTGCGCTAAATATAACGCCATTTTCAGCCCCGAACTGTTCAGCGCAAGTCACCACATCAGCAAATGCTTTTTTATTCATTCTTCGCGTTGATAACCCCATAAACACCAGTCCGCCTTGAATTCCCTTTACACATTTCTGCCCGTGCAAATTAGCCGTGATTAAATGCTTCCATTCCTCTGCTGTGAGCTTTTCTCCATTCCATTCAACTTGTTTTGCGATATCATTTAAAACAGCCCACATCATGCGATTTTGTGCTAACGTGCGATTGTCTTCATCAATTACAATCCGCAATGGACGCTCGCTATTGACTGGTAATTGACTTATTACGTTAATCGCTGTCGCGCGTGCTAGTTCGTGTGTTAATCGTATTTCTTTAGCCATGTTTATCACTCCGAATGCTCAACTATTAGCGTCGATTTGTTCTTCATCTTTTCGTGATAGCGTTTATATTGCTTTCTAACGTTGAACCAAAATATCAATGCCCAAACTGGAAAAAGAATAGGCGTTGTTAATATTAGAAATGTATATATAACAAGGCTTAGCAAGTGTATTGGAAATAAAATTGCTTCTTGATTAAGAATCCAAAAAAACTCACCTTTAATATCGTTTAGCTGTTTAATTCCGAACGATGACGCTTTTAATGATAAACAGCTCATAAAATCAGGATAGTATCCCTTTCGCATAGCTTTGAACGGGTCTTTAATAAAATCGTTCAGTGTTGGTTTTGTCATTTAGTTGCCCTCCAAATCACGAATCCCCAAAAAACAAACTCAACTATCAATACAATCGCTGCATCACTCATCGTCTACTCCCCAGTCAACGCACAGATGTTTTTTATTTTCAAAAATCTTCTCGTACTCATTCGCTTTCGCAATATCTTGCTCCAAAGCGTCTTTTTTACCTGCTCTAATTCGATATTTCAGAATGTTACCGAGGCAAAACCCTCTAAACTGCTCTACAGTCATGCTACGCGCTATGATGTTGATAGATTCGATACCATCGATTATTTGGTAATGTTTAGGATTTTTTACGTTGTCGTTCATAATTAACCTCTACACACTAATTTTTTTATAGTTTTTTCTGCGTATATTGCTACGTTATTCGTCACCGCTAGTTGAATAAAATTAGTTCGCTCACCAGCATCAAGATTCACCGCATTAAAAAAAGCATCAATTAATTCTGCGCTAATTGGTTTTTGTCGTTTTTCAATCATTGATATCATTGTGTTGCTCACACCCATTTTTTCCGCCAGTTGAGCCTGAGTAAACCCTAAATCTATTCTAGTTTTAGCAATAAATTTACCGAGTTCTCCGGTTCGTTCCACGGGTGGTACAATAACTACACCACCAATTATTAATAAATCACTCATTACTCACCCCGATCCCCGTCTAATTCAGCCCGTGCCTGCCAACTTGACCAACGCATGTTTATTGGTCCGCTCACATAACGATTTTCATCAATTAAATAATCGTGACCAAAAACAAAACTATAACCATAAAAGCTCGAAAGCCATTTTTCAAAAAGCGCGCGCTCTTTTTCTAACTCTTGCTGTGTTAATTTAGTCATTGGTTGAGTCCTTTACTTTCCTGGCAACTAAAATTTCATAATCACCATGAATAATCACCACAGCTTTAAAGTCCTTATTAGCTTTCTCTACTGCTTTAGCCAAACTTCCAGCTAATCGATACTGCTTAAATTTTTTGTCAAATAAATCAAGAATTGATGAACTTGCACCTGATCCAACTAATCCGCACAGTAAAGTAAAATTTAAAGTTAAAGCTATAAAAATCATTACAGCAAAAAAATAATCCATATTTATGCCACCTTTACACAAGAATAATTATCAACTGTCGCGCCTTTGTATATCTTCTTGATGTCTGATTCAGTTATCTTGTTAACACGAAACATGGTAATGTTTACTTGCTCCTGAAGCCCTACTTGTACTGTTGCTGTTATTTTGTAAGCCATTTCTGTATCAACTCCCTCAATTTAATTTTGTCTTCTTCTGAATATTTTGTAGCTCGTTCTGCCATTTCATGCTTAATCTTTGCCGTATTTGCTCCACGCTCTCGTATCGCTCTCACATAGTCGTACGCTATTTTGTCGAGCATGTGATTAAGACCGAATGGGCAATGGTTAACCCTCCGCAACACAAGCTCTACCCTTTTTTAACATCTGTTTAATGCTAGCAATATGCATCATGCTGGTATTTGATGCTCCCTGCTCGGTTTTACATTCCAGCATTGCAAATGTATTCTCTGGTTTTGGTAGATAATGATTAGCTCGCTCTTGTGTTAATAGCCCAGTAAAAACAGCGTGGTTTATAGCATCAGCTCGCTTTGCTTTATCGCTACCAGGCGAAACAAACACTTCAACGGTACGCCCGTACATCATCGATTCATCAACCATTCGCTCATATGCATCAATAAACGTTCGTCTTGCTCCAATTTTGTCGCCATTTCGGTAGACAATTTCAGCTTGTGCCCACGCTTTTGCTATTTCATTAGTCCAAACAACCGTATTGGTTTCATCGCTAGCAAGTATTGCAATCGACCACGCTTCATCTGGTGATAAATGATTACTTGAACCACCCATTAGCTTGATTAAATCCGCAGGCTTAGGCATAAATTGACTTTTAAGCACCCAAGCATGTGCAGCGGCTTTTAACGATTGAATCGGATATTGCCCAAGTGTTGACCAGTAAATATTAACCTTGACTGTGCTTGCTTGCTGTCCGTAAACCTCAAGTAATCCACCAATAACCGCTAAAAATTCATCTGTAATCTTTGCCATGGTTAAGCCCTCATACTCTCTAAAACTGCCCTGTTACGCTCGGCAAGGGTCATGAATTTTTCAGGTGGTTTATTTGATTTTTTATAACCGTTAGCATTGCGTAACCAGTTGTTAAAAGCCGCATTCCAATCAATATATTTTTTGCCATTCGCCAAGCAGTAATCCCTGAATTTAACAAACTCATTATCCAAATTGATGTTTTCATTCATCGCTATATCTCGATGATGATCGTTCGGTTTAAATTCATCAGGAAACTGACAAGGTCGCTTTGGCTGTTGCGATTTATTCGCAATAATATTTGTAGTATTCTCTGTAGTAGTCTTTGTAGTATTCTCTTGATATAACGAACTTGATTTTGTAGTCGTCTCGACATCTACATTGTAGAGATCGGGGTAACTACTTTTCATTTGTCGTGATGATTGAGTTATAGAGTTGGCGAAATCGCTTAAAACTTGATTAACTTTTTCATTATCAATCTTGTAAAAAGTCTTATGCTCTAACCTCTTTTCTGTAACAATTAACACGCCTTTTTCTTTTAGTTTTTTGATAGCCGTTCTTTGTTCGTTATGAGATAAACCAGTTTCATCTTCAAGCTCATCACGTGTTTTATACACACCTAAATCAGACGTAGCCTTGTCTTGCCAATAAAATAATTGTGAGAATAAAACAGCAGGACTCACACCACCCAGTGGCTTAGCTAGCTTAGGATAATAGGCATTCGGACGCCCTATTAGTTTTAATATTTCAACTGCGTTCATTGCTTACCCTCTTTCTTGGGAAAAGTTCTGGTAAATCAGGTCTAATATCGCAAGCTGCAACTTCCCCATTGGTTGCTTTTACTATTAAATGAACATGTTCAGGACTAACATCAGACAATCCGTGCAGCCACTTCCATACTGATGTCTGAGTTTTCCCACACGCATCAGCTAATTTTTTCTGGCTTCCCGTAATTAAAATAGCTTTCTCAATTGCTTTATTTTTCATACAAACTCTCTTTTAACAACTTATGTTGTGAATATTATCTTTTGTTTTTGCTTGTGTCAACAACTTAAGATGTTTTACTTTATACAACTTTGGTTGTATTTTATTTAAATGAAAAAGGAGCTTAAAAAATGACATTAGCAGATCGACTAACCTCAATAATGAAAGAAAAGAAGATTTCTCAAGCGAAATTGGGAGAGGCTATTGGTATGTCTCAAACCACAATATGGAAATTAATGACAGGCAAAACAAAATCAAATAGAAATCTATTGAAGATCGCTGATTATTTAGGTGTTTCGGTTGAATGGTTAGCTAAAGGAGAAGGTCCTCAGCTTAAACAGCAACGAGACGGAACGCCGATGGATGAATTATCAACAAGAGACGTAGACGAATGGGATGATAAAACCCCATTAAATGATGATGAAGTTGAAGTTCCATATTTCAAATCAATTGAACTTGCAGCAGGACATGGTTGTTCAAGCACGGAAGATCACAACGGATATAAGCTCAGATTTAGCAAATCTTTTTTTAGAAGAAAAAACGCACAAAAAGAATTTGTCATTTGTTTTCCAGCTAAAGGAAACAGCATGGAGCCAGTTATTCCAAATGGTGCAACGGTCGCTGTAAACACACTACAAAAAGATATTCGTGATGGCGATGTTTATGCAATATGCCAAGACGGATTGTGTCGGCTAAAAAGATTGTATTTATTACCAGCAGGAAAAATAAGAATTGTTTCTTACAACTCTGAAGAATTTCCTGATGAAATTGATGATTCAAAAAATATAGAAATAATCGGGCGAGTATTTCATTGTTCATTTGAAATGTAATCAATGCTATAAAAAATGGTTAATACCAAAAAAAGGTTTTAATGAAAAAATTATTATTAATTAGTTTTTTATCGGCATCAACGATAGCTTGTGCAAAAAAAGAATCAGCACAAAACAACGTTAACATGGCTAATCCTGCATCAGTTTATTGCGAAAGTCTTGGCGGTAAATCTGAAATAGTAAAGGACAGCAAAGGTTGGTATGGATTATGCCACCTACCCGACGGAACTACTGTCGATGAATGGAAATTATACAGAGATAAACATTAATAACCGCTTCGGCGGTTAAATAAAAAAAGATCATAAAGATACTGACTATTTCTTGAAGTTTCTAGTTTCATAATAATTGAAGGTAGTATATCATACCTAATAGATTCAGTTAATTTGATAATTCATTTAAAATAACACACTGTTTATTTTTACTACATGATACAACAACTATTACTTAAGAGAACTAAGCTCATATGAAGTTTAATGTTAACATAGAAAACTTTGGTAAAATTCAAAACGCAAATATAACATTAAGTAATTTTACTGTGATAGCAGGCAGGAATGGTTGCGGAAAAAGTTTTGTAACTAGGGCTTTTTATAGCTTCTTTAATACAATAAATAAAGATCATTTAACAAAAAATTTGCTAAATGATATTGGAGTAACTGACTTTTTTTTAAATAAAATATTATCAACAAGTAAACTCAATACAAAAGAAACTACATCACTCTTATTAATGAAACAAGCGATTGATGACTGCGTTAATTTCATACAACATAATGTTGATGCTCATTATTTATCAGAGCAATTTTTGTTGACAAAACAATTAAATGAAAAATTAAAAAACATAATAAATAATTTCAAAGACTTTAAAAACGAGCTTGGAAGTAAACAAAAAATACAATCTTTCGTTGAAGAATTAATAGGATTAGATGATATCATTCACAATTTAGATCTTTTAGCTAAAGACCCTATTAATAATATAGCAAAATCAATTGAACAAGATCTTAGATCTGAATTACAAGAAAATTTTCAAATTGCTAAATTATCTCAATTAATTAATTATAATAACAATAAAAAATTTTCTTTTAACTTTGAAAAATTAGGCACAATAAGTTTGCAATATAATGAAAGAGAAAAGCAAGACAGCATTGCATTTGAACTTAATTCAGCTAGTATAGATCAGTTTCAACAGCTCAATAATATTGTGTATATAGAATCCCCTATATTTTGGAAAATACGACCTGCTTTAAATTTAATCAAAAGAAATCAATTTCTTAATAGATCTCTTCGTTCTAAATTTTTTCAAAAAGAATTGTTGGGTATCCCAAAATATTTTTTTGATTTATCGAACTTATTGGAGGTTAATTATACATTATCACCAATAGTTACTAAATTTGAAGAAATATCTTCCACCCTAAAAGATGCAATTGGCGGAAAATTTGATATTTCTGACAGTGGGGACATTCTTTTCAAAGAAAAGAATTGCGAAAACAGTTCTTTTTCACTTTATTTAACTTCTACAGGAACAACAAACCTAGGAATGCTATCTTTATTATTAGATAAAGGAATTATTTCTGATGGTAGCTATTTATTTATTGACGAACCAGAAATTAATCTACACCCGAATTGGCAAAGAATGATGGTTGAGTGTTTATTAGAGTTATCAAAATTAAACGTTCATGTTGTAATCGCTACTCATAGTATTGATATGATTAAATGTATCGAATTGTTAATTAATAAAAATGAAGATTTAGTAAGTAATGATCACTTTGCAATTAATCAGCTATCATCAGAAGGTATCTCAATCAACAATGAAGAAAATATATTCAACAAAATTAAAGCGATTAAAGATGATTTGGGTGAATCTTTTTTACAGATGTTTTTAGAAGAAAATGGCTAAAATTGAATTAAATAAATTTTTTAAAAAAATAGATCCAGAATTTAGAGATATAACAAAGGAATTGCTAGAACGATTACCTAATGGTTATTTGCTTGATAATGATGATGGGTTAAAAAAACATTGTAATTGTGATAATTTAAAATCTGTTGATTTTCTATTAGAAAAAGATGGAAATCTATATTTTACCGAATTCAGTGATTTAAATGCTGAAGATGGAAATATTAGAAAGAAAATAACACAACAGATTAATTGTTGTGAACAGGCAAAATCTTGTCCAGTTAAAGGACACTATCCCAAGCTACTTCAGAATATTAAAGTAAATGATTTTGCTTTAAAATACAAAGATACTTTATTATTATTACTCTCAATTAAAAACGATCTGGAACCTAAAACCATATTTCATGAAAATACAGATAAATGGCATTTTTTAATAGTTTATAATAAAAAAACTAATCTTGATCTTGCAAGATATTTAGATTTATTAAAATCGACTATAACATCTTCATTACCTAAAAGATTATTGAATGAAGATAACTTTAAAATTCAAAATTTAAATGACTTCATCAATAATTTTTAGTCCGTCGTGTATTTACTCTAGTTAAAGCTGCTTAGTTCATTCGAGATAAAATAAAGCCCCTTCTGGGGCTTTTTTTACACCTAAAACCCCCTACAGCTTTAAAACAATTCGTTGATTAAAAAATAAGCAAACAAATAACAATCAATCACACAAAAACAACAACTTAACAACTTAATTAAAAACAATAACAACTTTAGATGTTGATATTAATGACAACTTATGTTGTAATAATCACATCAAAACAAATCAACTTAACAAAACAATTAAGCAATACCACGAGTTACTTAATTAGTTAAGCGAGATTCAAGTAGCTAGCTGGAGCATATGAAAGTACAGCGGTTTTGATAGCAATCACAGCAGTACGCATCGGGTGAGCGACTTAATCACTCCCAGCCTCGACAGAGACCGACTGGCCATCAAGTTCTTTAGTAAGAAGATTGCTATTTAATTTCAAATCAAAGCGCATTCATAGAGTGCGCTTGAGTTTGAGACTGATAATAACTGTAGAGGTTAACATATGGATCTAATAGATAACAGCATTACCGAACCATGGAAAAGAAATGCGGAATTACGACGCCTAGCTCACAATCCAAACACTGACGCAAAAACACTTGCTGAGCTAGCTAGAATCGGGAATTCAAGCATTAGAGCAGCTGTTGCGTGCAACAAAAACGTATCGCGTGAAACTATATTAATACTTTCAGAAGACATAGATTATGTGGTTCGATATGAAGCTGCTAGAAATGAAACTCACGAAGAGTGGCTTAGACGTCAAAAAGCCTTATTTCAACCATTATCAACACTGTAAATTGAGGTGGGTTATGCAATTACATAGAGCTGTAGAGAACGGTTACGAAAGAGCATATTGCAACATGATGAATAATTCTGAAATGCAAGACGCTAAAGATGATTGGATTGAAGCTAGAGCCGAAGAATTGCTTAAAAATTTCGGTAACGACAACGATTGGCAAATAGTAGAGCTTTTAAAAATAAAGCTAGAAAGTAAAAACATTGACGCTGATATTTACAATCAGTTTATAACTGATATGTGTTACTCACAAGCTAAAGCTGAGTATAACAAAAGATTTTGACAACTCGGAAAGACGAGTACATGCAAATCCTTTACCCGTGAATTGAGTAACGGGCTTTTTTACAGATTTAGCGGCTAGAATTCATGAGGATTAAACAATGACAAGTAAAAAGATTATTGAGCAATTGCAACAGCTAGATTGGTATGTTGAATGTAAAACTGAGCATGAATTAGCGTTAGTGTTAAATGCTTGTTTAGATGCTGATCTCATTTGGTTTTCGGGACGCAAGGCATCTAAATTTGCTCCAGATCTGTTTATATCACCGATTTTTATAGTTAAACAACATCATTTATTCAAAAGACGCATTGGGTACACTTCTTGTGCGTCATTTTGTAAATGCGAAGACATAACAGATTGGTTTTTCAACGAATTGAGGAATGAATAATGGAAAAATTAACACCACAAAATGAACATCAAGAGCATATGGTACAAGTTTTATTAGCAAAAATGCAGGGTGTACCAGTTGAATATAAAATTGATGACGATTGGCGCTTAGCAGTCTCTGATTACGTTTCATTGAATACAGAATACCGCATTGTACCGAAACCAATCCCTTTGATTACCCGTGAAATGTGGGCGATGATTGCTCCAGAATGGAAATGGGCGGCAATGGATAGAGATGGCGAAGTGTATTTTTATACTGATGAACCCTGTATCAGCGCAAGAGGGTTTGGCTGGGCTAATTGCGGTGGTGATTATTGCAACAGCGTTTTAGCAACAAACGCCAACAGTACTAACTGGCGTCTCTCGCTCACAAAACGACCAGAGGACGTCTAAATGAACACAATACCAATTGACTACGTCGGCTGTAATGTTTATCAAACAGACCGATTTAATATTAATTACAAACTAAACAAGGGCGAGCAAATATACGCCCTTTTTTGTACCTACTTTTTGACGCTGGGCGGATTGTTTATGCTTATTCGCTGGATGTTAGAAGTGGCAACTAATTAAAGGAAATATAAAAATGGCAACAGAAATTATTCAAGCAAATACTGATTTTTTACCAATAAATTTAATTGACAAAGCAATTACAAAAGGCACGGACATAGCAAGCCTTGAAAAGCTGATGGACTTGCAAGAGCGTTGGGAAAAATCACAAGCGCAAAAAGCATTTAATCACGCACTAGCCCAGTTTCAGCAACAGTGTCCAACTCTCATAAAAAAGAAAGATGGACATCATTACAAATATACACCGCTTGGAGACATTATAGCTCAAATTAAAGACGTTTTATTTAATAACGGGTTGAGTATTAGATTTGAGCAAGACCATAGCAACGGAATAACTGTATCTTGCATCGTCAGCCATTTAGACGGTCATAAAGAATCCACTACAATGAACGCATCACCTGATAAAACAGGTAGTAAAAATGACGTTCAAGCTATCGGTTCAACCGTTACCTATTTGCAAAGGTACACATTAATTGGCGCTTTAGGAATCACAACAGCCGATGACGACATGGATGGAAGAATAAATGGTAACACCGTCGATCCTGAATATCTGAACCTACTTTTATCATTATGCGAACAACATGTTATTAATGGTCTTGATTTGTTCCGTAATTTTTGGAAGTCACTGACGAAAAAACAACGTGACATAATCGGGACAGATAAAATGAATGAATTTGTAAACAAGGCAAAAGAACATGGAGCAACGAACTGATGAGTGGTTTCAGGCTAGGCTTGGTAAAGTAACAGCAAGCAAAATTAGCGATGTGATGACAAAAACAAAAAACGGCTATGCAGCTAGCCGTCAAAATTACATGGCTCAGCTAATTTGCGAACGGCTAACAGAAAAACAAACCGAATCATACTCTAACGCAGCAATGCAACGAGGCACTGAATTAGAACCTGAAGCCAGACGTTGCTACGAGCTTGAAAACCTTTGCAAGGTAAACGAGGTTGGCTTTATTCCCCACCCTACAATCGAAAACGCTGGCGCTAGCCCCGATGGACTAGTAAATGATGATGGATTAATTGAAATCAAATGCCCAAACACGTGGACGCACTTAGAATTTATGCAATCACTAAAGCCAAAGCGTGAGTACATCTTACAAATGCAATGGCAAATGATGTGCACGGGTCGAAAATGGTGCGATTTTGTCAGTTATGACGATAGGTTACCAGATAATTTGAGCTTTAGATGCGTACGAATTCATTACGACGAAGCGTTGGCTCAAGAGATAGAAGCAGAAGTTATCAAATTTCTGCAAGAACTAGATGAGAAAATCAAACAAATAGAAGCCGCATAACCGTCACTTAGACGGTTTTTAATAACGTCTGGTATATGCGTTGATGATTAGTGTGCACTGAGGGTCATTTCCGCCCTCGTTTCTCACAGTCCGCTAATTTGAAATATACAAGCCGCACCACAAATTTCAGACGGTAGTCACGCCGTTGGCGACAGAGTGACAATAATTTTAGAGGAGGAAATCTAATGGGCAAATTAACAAAGCAATCGCCAAAATTTAGCTTATTCGACCCCGTCTTATATGACGGCATGAGAACAGAAATCGCAAATAATGATATTTATTATGCATATGATGAATCGGGTGTTATGTGCCCGTGGTATCACGTTCCTGTCCTTATGGGCGATTTTATTAGCATTCAATTAGTACCAGAAACTGATTTAACGGAGGTGATTAATGACTAAATTAAACTGGCGTAAATTTCCAGATGAAAAACCTTGCGGCACAGACGCTGACGATATCATTATCGTTATAAAAAAGCCGTTTTATGAACCTTACACTCAAGTGTGTGGTTATAATGAACGTGAACATTATTTTTTCGTGTACAGACTGCACACAGATGGTGAATATGATGAATCTGTTATTGATGAACACATAACACACTGGACGTATGTAGATGAATTACCGCTGCCCGAGGAGTAATCATGTCAGAAAAAATAACGTTTGTAGTGAGCGCACGAATTGGTCCATCACACAATGAAGTAGAAATAGACGTTGATAAAGCTGAATATGAAGCTGCGGAAGATAAAAATGCTTACGAACAAGAGTTAGTTAATTCTTATCTTCAAGAACTTGTAGCGATTGGGATCGGTATTAAGGAGTAAATTATGATTAAAGATAAAAACCCATTAACACGAACTGAACTATTAAAAGAGGCTATTGCTTGCGTTAAAGAAATTGAAAAAATGCAAAAACAAATTGATAAACAATTGGAGCGAAAAAATGGCAATTAACACAATGACAGCAACGGGTAACGTTGGTAAAGATGCTGAACTACGTTATCTACAAAACAATACAGCAATAGCAGAATTTCAATTACCAGTTAAACAGGGTTACGGCGAACATCAAAAAACATCATGGATTAAGTGTGTGCTATGGGGTAAAGCGGCAGAGGGTTATGCGCCAAATATCAAAAAAGGCGATTTAGTTGTGGTTAGTGGTGAGTTTTATGTTGAAGAATGGCAAAAAGATGGTGCAACATTCACAAGACCGTGTTTGCGTGTATCTCAAATTCAATTGACTAAAAAGCAGGATGAACAACAAGCACAACAATCTAAACCGCAAGCAACTGCTCAGGCTCAGCAAGATACATTTGATGACAATATACCATTTTAAATCAATAACTTATAAAGTTACCAACAAAATCTGTTAATAACTCACTGAACAACCACCCTATTCTATTAATTTTACAAATATCTGCGCTGATCATTTGGCGTGCGATTTCTATCGGTAAAAATCATGAACGTATTATCATTATTTGACGGCATAAGCTGCGGTCGTGTTGCGCTCGAACGTGCAAATATTAATGTAACAAAATACTACGCTAGCGAAATTGACAAATACGCAATACAGGTCAGTCACAACAATTATCCTGACATTGTCAGGCTTGGAGATATCAATAACTGGGAAAAATGGGATATTGATTGGTCAGGCATTGATTTGATCTTAGCAGGTTCTCCCTGCCAAGGGTTTTCATTTGCCGGTAAGCAGTTAGCATTTGATGATAAACGCTCAGCATTATTTTTTAGATTTGCCGAAATACTATCGCATGTTCAATCTGTTAATCCTGATGTTAAATTTTTACTCGAGAATGTCAGAATGAAAAAAGAGTTTGAACATGTAATTACATCAGTCATCGGCGTTGAGCCGATAATGATTAATAGCGCATTAGTATCTGCTCAAAATAGAAAACGCCTCTATTGGTGCAACTGGCATGTAGAACAGCCAGAAGACAAAGGTATTTTGTTAAAGGATGTTTTATTGGAGGGTGAGGCGTTAACAGATAAGTCACAAACAATATTATCAACATTATATAAAGAAAATGCTAAATCAATGCTGAAGCGAAACAAAAAAGGCTTGCTTGTTAAAGATTTTAACCAAGCAATTTTTCAACGTCCTCGAGGTAAAAATAAAGGGGGCGTTTATGCCGACAAAAGCCCAGCTTTAACAAGTAATTCTTGGGAACATAATAATCATTTAATGTATTGTTTACAGCCTTATATTGTCCCTTTTGATAAAACGTTACAAATTTTGGATAAAGAGGTTATTAAAGGAAAGATTGGTTATTTTCGCAAAGACAGCCAGGCAAATCGTGTTTATAGCATACATGGTAAGGCTGTAACGTTGTGCGGTGATGCAGGAGGAGGAGCTGCTAAGATGGGTCAATACCTGTTTGGTTGTATAACTCATGATAGAATAGAAAAGAGACAAAACGGTCAACGATTCAGCGAAGGTAAAAAATTCTATACACTAACCTCGCAAGATAAGCACGGCATTTTAATAGACGGCTACATAAGAAAGCTAACACCAATAGAGTGCGAACGTTTACAAACACTGCCAGACAACTACACAGCAGGCATTAGCAATACACAGCGCTATAAATGTCTTGGCAATGGTTGGACGGTTAACGTTATAGCTCATATTCTGAATCAAATGGATAAAGGAAACAATCATGACAAAACCTGTTCTTGACGTTTGCTGTGGCTCTCGCATGTTCTATTTTAACAAATTCGATGAGCGAGTTTTGTTTTGTGATAAGCGAAAAGAGAGTCACGTAATATGCGACGGTCGAGTAGTAGATATCAATCCAGATGTGCAAGCCGATTTCACCGCGCTACCGTTCGACAATGAAACATTTTATCAAGTTTGTTTCGATCCGCCCCATCTAATCAAAGTTGGCCACCGCAGTTGGCTAGCAAAAAAATATGGCCAACTTAATAAGTCAACTTGGCAAGATGATTTAAGAAAAGGCTTTAGTGAATGCTTTCGAGTGCTAAAAACAAACGGCACGCTAATCTTTAAATGGAACGAAACAGACATACCAGTTAAAGAGATTTTAGCGTTAACTGAGTATGAACCTATCTTTGGCCACATCAGCGGTAAAAGGTCCAACACTCATTGGATGTCATTTATTAAGAGGAAATAATAATGACTACACACGAACTAAAAATTAAATCAGAGTATTTTATGGATGTAGCTCGAGGCAGGAAGTCGGCCGAAATACGCTACAACGACCGAAATTACAAGGTTGGAGATTTTCTAGTTTTGTATGAAATTGATGAGCACGGTAATCGTACGGGCAATCAATGTACTGTTATTGTCTCTCATATTTTAGACGATGCGGAGTATTTGCGAGACGGTTATGTAATGTTGAGCATCAATGTAGTGTCTAGATTTATATAAATAATAGCGTGATAGTAACAGTTAAATGAGGAGAATAATTATGACAAAACAATTAACTTTCATCGGTCACAGCGACGATATTTTTAGTGTATCAATAGATGGAAAACCTGTCGAAGAAATCGACTGTTTCGATGAACAAGCTAGATACAAAGTTAGTTCTGGCGAAAATCAGCTTTATGTTGTTGGCGAATATGTCACCCCCGGTGTTTGGATGATTGGCGTTGCCCAAATAGATCAGGGTATACCAATTCCAAATTGGAATATTCAGTTGACTCATGAGCACGATTACAGCCCCGCTTTAACAATTGAATGTCCAGATGACGTAAAAATAGAAGAATGTTAGACAATACCCCCATTGGGGGTGACTCTAATGAATTAACGCCAAAATTCTAAGGAAATCAAATGAAAAACCGTAGAGCGGTAACAATCAGCGTAACTCCGGCTGAATATGATTCTATCTGTACCGCGTTCGGAGAGTATTTTAATAAATGCGAGGGCGCTGAAGATGATGTTTTTGTAGAAGACGCTAATCGGGACGGAAATAATTTTAAAACGTTCCAAAAAAAATATAAAAGAGCATGTCAAAGACAGCTAGTAAAAGACACTGTTAAAAAAGCACTAGCTACACAAAAAAGCAAAGAGCAATAATTGCTATTGCTAAGTGTTATTTGTTGATAAGAGAGAATCAGAGGTAATTATGGAAATGATTACATTAAAAGATGCGGCAAGAATAACAAAATTATCTTACACGTATCTTTATGAAAAAAGAAAAGAATACGGATTTTCTTTTCAATCTAAATCAAAAAATAGAGTTGGAAAATGGTTGGTCGATAAAAAAGAGTTTGAAGAAAATTTCAAGGCAAAGCATAATGCAAATCGGCTAACCTCTGAAATTAAGGAGGTAAAAAAATGTCAATTAAAAAACGTGGCGACGTCTGGCATATTGACATCGTCGCGCCGGATGGGTCAAGAATTAGACGCTCTACTGGTACGGCAGACAAAAAACAGGCGTTAGAATATCATGATCGGCTAAAAGCTGAATTGTGGGAAACGTCAAGAATCAACAAAAAGCCAACCAGGCTTTTTGAAGAAGCTATTATATTGATGTTAAAAGATGGAGAACATCAAGCAAGATTTGACTATAAACAGGCTCACGCAGAATATTTTTTAAATATCTTTTCGGGTAGAGATTTATCAACTATTACTGGTGAGGAGTTAACGAACAGTATACCAACATTTCATGCAAAAACTAAGAAACCAATAGCAAATGGTACAAAAAACCGTTATCGCTCTACGATTCTCAGGGCGTTTAGTTTAGCTCATAAAATGAACTGGATTGATGCTGTTCCCTACATTCCTCGTTATGGTGAGCCTAAAGTCAGAGTAAGGTGGATCACAAAGGAAAAAGCAAGCTTACTCATACAGAATCTAAAATTACAATGGATGAAAGACGTTTGTTTTTTTGCGCTATCAACAGGTGCGCGTATGAGTGAGATATTTACGCTAACGTGGCACAATGTTGATCTTGTTAATCGTGTAGCAACCGTCACTAACGAAAACGCAAAATCAGGAAAAGCAAGAGCGTTATTACTAAATCATGACGCAATGGAGTTAATACGTAAGTTAAGATTCAGGAATAATTGTGAATATGTATTCACTCGTTCAACTAAAAAGCGAGTGCGTGATATTGATCGGCGAGATTTTAAACAAGCCTGTCAATTATCAGGAATAGATAATTTTCATTTTCATGATTTACGCCACACTTGGGCAAGCTGGCACGTTCAAGCAGGTACACCGCTCTATACGCTCAAAAATCTTGGCGGATGGGAAACGTTAGAGATGGTGAATAAATACGCTCATCTAAACGCAGATCATATGCTTGAATTTGCAAACAATGTCACATTTACGGCACAAGGCTTGCTCAACGACACAATGATAAACGTAAGAAATGGTTAA